AAGATGCGGATCGAGGACTCTTCCATCCCGGCGACCTTGACGATGCTGACGGCCATCTGGTCGGTCGAGTAGAGGCAGCCCTTGCGGAACTCCGCCACGCAGAGGTGTGGTGCCTTCGTCTCTTGGTCGTAGATGAACGACTTGGCGTGGGTGAGCGCAGCGTGCAGGCGATCCGCAGGGAGAGCCGCCGTCTTCGTTGCATTGGCAAGAACCTCATCCCAGTACGGGAAGAGATCGGGGTCGAGGCTCGCGAAGATGTTCTTCCCACGGCCCGTGCTGATGGTGACCTCACCCACGCCTGTGCTCGACACCTTCAGCACAGCATCGTCAGGCACGGCACCGAGCAAGTAGTGGACCCGCTTCGCCTCGACGGTGAAGGACTTGCCCTCCTCATCGAAGGAGGCAACCACCGGACAGGACGCGAACACGCGCCCGTTGTAGGCGAGCACTTCCAGGGTCTTCGACCCTGCTTCCGTCTGCCGGAAGAGGTAGTGGGAGGAGATGTCGCTGCCTCCCATAGAGACGGTGTGGGAGGCTACCTTGAGGGCGGCTTCGAGGTCACGCTTGGATACGCTGAAGATCATCGGGGTTCACTCTCACGGTTGGATGTAGGGTTTGAGGGCTTTCTCGGCCTCAGCGGTCTGCGTCTCCAGGTCCAAGATTGCAATCTGGAGCCCCTTTTCTAGCTTGGCTACGGTGTCAGCCAGACCGTCTGGGTCGAGGTTCTTTGCACGGCACTCAGCACGGAGTGATTCGAGGTTCTTCTCAGCCTCTTCCAGGCGGCCCAATGTCCGCTCTTTCTGAGAGTTGAGATCGTCTCGCCGCTTGATTGCAGCTTCGATCCGAGCTTTCACGTCGGTCACCAGCCCCTTACGACTTGGAGCCCATCTCTGGACCCCCGAAGAATCCGAGATCCATGATTCCCGTCGAAGAGTCAAGCGCCACCTCGGCCTCGGACTTCGGCGGCTTCTTGCGAATGTTGGCCGCCTTCTGCTCAATGCGGGCCGGGCAGACCTCCTGGAAGTCGCAGAACTGGCAGGACTTCGTGCTCGGGGTCGGGTCGAAGAGTTCCTTCGTGATGGCCTTGTGCGTCTCGACGGCCCGATGGGAGAGATCCTTGAGGTCGTCCTTGGTGAAGGGGACTTCCACCAGACCCGTCCACGTCTCGGGGTCGCCATCGTAGTCCTTGTGCGGACTGCCTTCAGGGAACCTGAAGTACACGAACGCCAGGCGGTCTGGCATCGTACCGTGCGCCAGGAAGTAGCAGAGCGCGTACCACTTCAGTTGGTCAGGGTTCGTGTACTTGCCTGGCGTCGAAGAGTTCTTCCCGTCGAGGATTGAGAGCCCTGTGTCATCCCGGCGGATGATGATGTCGGGCCGACCCGCAATCGGCGTGTCATCCACACGAGCAAACAGTTCAACCTCGGACCTGGCGTAGGGACCGAGAAGACGATTGCGCTTCATCGTCTTGAGGAAGTTCAGGATCCCATCCAAGCACGTCTGAAGGAGCACCTCTCGCGGTGCGGCCTCGTCCCACTTGGGCCTGTCGGGAGTCTCCGACCAGACGATGTGGTTCTTCATCAGTTGGATGTTGAATTCCTTGCGGGTGAGATCTTCCAGGCGACTCACGAGATTGGCTGGATCTCGCCACAACTCCTCGTTGTAGAGCGCCTCGATTGCCGTCGAGAGCACGTTGCCCATGACCGCGTGGTGGGCGGACTTCTTCGTGTCAGGCAGGAGCTTCCCTCGCCCAGGGCCTCGCCCGAGATCGATCGTGCCGTGGCCGCGCTTCCACAGGAGCTTCTGAGGACATTCCTCGTAGGACTCCAGATTTGACCAGAAAAGGGCAGGGTTGCGAGCCATGCAGACCCTACCCTCCGGCCTTCTCCACATAGAGAAGCGCCTGCTCTTTCACCTCGTCGGGGACGTTGGGCAGATCGCGGATTGCATCACGAATCGAGTGGTTGGACTTAGCGGTGAGAATCGTCTTGATGTTCCCGACGAACTCCTCAATCATCCCCTCGCGCATCTTCGTGATGTCCCTGGCCTCGATGCTGAACACCTCCGACGACGGTGTGTAGACGAGGGGGATCTTCTCGGCGGAGATCTCCGCCCTGTCAAACTTGAGGAGCACCGCTGAAGGGACTCTGTCGAGGTCGTCCTGCGAGAGTGAACCTCGCGTGAGGGAGCCGACGTTCACGATGGTCTTGCCCCCAGGGGTCTGGGTGATCCCCTGGTCCTTGTGCCAGTGACCAAAGCAGAACACGTCCCCATCGAAGGCGTCGAGGTCGGCGTACTTGAGCACGTCCTCCGACTCGAACAATGTGCCTCCGGTCGGTGACGCCAGGACGTGGGCGATCACCACGAGGTAGTCCTCGCTGCCCTTCTTGATCCGAGTGAACCGGTCGAGGTCGTACTTGGTCCCGTGGTAGGGCACACCCACGACTCGGACTGTCACAGGTGCTTCAGCCACACCGACCCACTTGGAGTCCGACCCGACAATATCGAGAATCTGGTCAGAGACCTTCTCAGGCTTGCCGACGAACAGAGCCTCATGCTCGTCGTAGCAGCGTCGGAACACCCCCGACTCGTAGAGCACCCCGAGCGGCTGCTGGGGCAGGAACGAGTAGTCCCCGTAGACGCAATCGTGGTTCCCGACGTTCCCGTAGACCGGGCACGGGTAGCCCCGGTGTACCGAGAGCACGCGCTGAATGAGCGCGTGGGAGTTCCGGGTCGGGGACTTCAGGTCGAAGAAGTCGCCCCCGTCCAGAACGCCGTCCACCTTGAGCTTGCCAGCAAGCTCACCAATCTGAGTGAGCTTGCCCAGAACGGTCGCCGTCCAATCGTCCTTGCGGGACCGAGGCGTGTGGTCCGACAGGTGTACATCAGTCCGCCAAAGGAGGGAGATCGCCATGGACGGACGTTACGCCCTACTCATCGAAGCCGAACAAGTCTTCGATCGAGGAGATGACCGGAGCTTCTTCTGCGGGAGCAGTCTCTGCGGGCTCGTCTTCCCAGGGGTTCTTCACACCACCGACAGAGACGAGAACTGCGAGTTCGAGCCTGGCTTTGGAAGTCTTGACAGACTCAGCTTCCATTTCGGAACCCACGAAGTTGAAGCCTTCTAGGATTGCAGCCACGCCAGTTGAGCCGGAGCCGCAGAAGGGGTCAAGCACGACACCGCCTGGCGGTGTCACGAGCCGCACGAGGTAGCGCATGAGCGAGGTGGGCTTGACCGTTGGGTGAAGATTGACCACTTCTCCGCCGTGCGTGCGCTCGGAGCGGCTAGCCTTCGCGACGTAGAAGAACCTACTTGCACCGCCGGAGTCGGCTTTGATCTCCCGTACCGCGTCAGACCCTTCTGATCCTCCGTAGCCCATCGTGGCGTTGTGCGGACGCACCGTGCCAGCGTTCGTCGTGAGCACGCCCGTCTGCTCATCCAACAGTCTCACGGCGCAGTCAGGATCGTGGGGGTCGTTGCCGCAGCAACCGAGGATCACGTTACTCGGCCAGCGACCTTGCGGCGACTGCTCCGCGACGAACTCCTTGCGATCCCGATCGTTCTGAGTGCCGCCCGCGAGAGCCCCGCTCTTCGCAGTTGCCGCTCCTTGTGGCTTCGCGCTCGCCTTATCCGCCTCAGACGCGAAGCCAATCCTACAAGCGTCGATGTTGATTCCGCCCGTGCCGTGCTTCAGCACGTTGGCGGCGACCGTACTGATTAGGGGCTTACGCGCGAGGATGATCGGCTCGTGGGCAGGCTTGAGCGCCGTGCCCCACCCAGCCCACTGACGAGCAGCGTCAGTGGCGGGGGCTTTGTACTCGTAGTTCCCCTTTGTATTGTTAGAGTTCCAACCGTTACCGTCGTCGTATGGTTTCACGTTGCGGTGACGTACCCCCACGACATCCGTGCGCTCCGCGCCTGCTGCCTTGTCGATCGCCTTGCTCACGTCGAGTGACTTCGGGAAGCCGGAGCCGTACACCCAACCAAGCAATCCAATCGAGTCACGGATCTCCCACCCTGCGTCTTCGATCGCGACCGCGAGTCGGTGGTACATTCGCGTTCCGCCGAACGCAAGAAGGTACGCACCGGGTTTCGCGACGCGCAGCGCCTCTTGCCAGTACGGCACACCAGGCACGCCGTGGTCCCAATCCTTCCCCATGAACTCCAGGCCGTAGGGCGGGTCGGTAACGATCGCGTCTACGGAGTCCGACTCCATGGCTGCCATCGCCTTGAGGCAGTCTTCATGGTGGAGAATCCAGGGAGAGGTCATGGACGGACGTTACGCCGTCAGAGGGTGCCGCGAAGCTCCGGGTAGTTCGCGTCGAGGAACTTGATCGCTTCCCGAGCCGACTTCGACATGATCATGTCGTTCTTCAGGGACACGAAGTGGGACTTCAGCATGTCCTCCGCGAGTTCGGCGTCCGCCTGACGGAGGCTGTAGCCACGCACCAGACCGGCCACGATCCCGGAGATTGGATCTGCGGGCAGGCTCCCGTGCATCCACTTCGCGAGCGCAAGCCCTGCTGCGTAGGCGTCCGCCTCGTACCTGGCTCGGGCCTCTGGCTCAGCGAGATAGAGCCACGCGAACTCGACCCCTGACTCCTTGAACTGGAGGACGTGCTGGCACTCGTGGGTGAGGATTGCGATGAAGTCGGCGTAGTCCTCGCGGTGCGACTTCGGCATGTAGATGTTCGTGCCGAGCGTCGTCGTGTAGTCGGACATGAAGCTCGCGCCCGACGCGAGGCCCGTTGCTCCGAAGCCACGACCGAGGTCCATGCCCCAGGCAATCGCCTTCATCTCGACGGCATCCTCCTTGGGAAGGATCGTCGCCCCGAAGTGCGAGCACATGAACACCGAGAAGTCCTCAGCCACTGTCTTGAGATTGGTCATGGGTCACTCCCCCGTGCAGGCGGTTTGAGGTACGCAGGCGTGGACGCCATCTGCCGTCATGCAGCAGACACCACCCACGTCCGTGCAGGTTGTGTCCCCCACCGGAGTCCACCGCTGCGTTCCGGAGCAGACAAAGGGCCGGTCGTCCTGACACATCGAGGAGCGCGGGGCGCAACCACTCGGGGCCGGAAGGTGAGGGCAGCCGCTCATGCAGAGGGCCAGGACCAGACTAGCAAGAGCTTGTTTCATGCTCGACTCCACAGAAGGGGCAGGATCCTGCCTCCTCGAAAAGGACCTGAACGTCAGACACCGCCGCCTCGTGTGAGGACTCGATTCCACTCAGGGAGACTCTTAGCCCAGTTACCGTGCCCTCCAGGGCGGTCAGCCGATTGGTGAGGGCTCGTGCCGCTTCCAGGCGGCGGAAGGCGTCCTGGACCGGCTGGGTGTCAGGAAGGGTTGTGTCTCGGACCGACTGCGCGGCGTCGAGCGCCCGATCATGGTCAGCCTTGGCCTGGACCAACCGAGCGGAGGTCTGGATTGACCAATCGAGAGCCGTCTGAATCTTCTTCACCTTCTCGACCAAGGCACTGTCCACGGTCGGAAGGGTTCTGACCGGAGTGAGGGCTCCCACTGTCCCAGCCACGACGCTCAGGCGAGATTGGATCTCCCGCACCTGTTCGAGTGACTTCCCCTTGTCTGCGACCTCATCGCGCAGCATCTCAGCCTTCTTGACCTTGGCCACTGCCTCGTCCAGCCCGTTGAACTGAAGGAGTGCCACCTCGTACTTGGTCACGTCCTCGACGCGGACCTTGAGTTCAACCGCTGCCGAACGTCGATCAGATTGAGAGAGCCGTAGGGACTCGTTGAGAACCCCCACCTTGTCCACGTTGGCCACGGCTTCAGCAAGCACAGACCCAGGCTCGTCAAGCAGGAACACCTGGCCGACGAACTGGTGGGCGAACTGCGGCCACAACTCGCGGCCTGCGGCCTCGACCGGCAGTACCCCGAGCGTGGCCGTCTCAGGCGGAGCACCGTGCCCCACTCGATTGAGTGCCTTGCCATCGAGTTCGTAGCGGTTGACCTTCTCACCCTTCTCCCAGAGAAGGGTCCGCCCATCTGAGAAGGATAGCTCGACCTTCGAGCTATCCTTCCCATGACGAACGAACTTGGTTCCGCGTGCGTTGGTGAACGCTCCGGAGACGGCTCTCATCAATGCCGTCTTGCCAGAGTTGTTTGGACCCGTGATGACCGTGAGGCCATCTACCTCAATGGTCGCGTCCTCGATCGATTGAAAGTCGCGAACCCTGACGCGAAAGGGCATGGTGGAGAGTACCCATTTTCCTCGCTCTGGTCAGTCTGATTCCGACTCGATCTCAGTCATGAACGCTGCGGGTGTCTCTTCTCCAGATGCGGCGGCCCGCTTCGCAGTCTCGGCCTTCGAGAGGGGAACGATGTCATCGAAGAGATCCTCCGCAATCTCCTCACCATCTGCCTCGTCCTCGATCGTCGTGGGGTCGAGCTTCTGAACAGCGGTGAGCTTGGGGACGACCTGGGCGAAGAGAGCCTTGAGAGCACCCTTCTGCTCGGTGACGAGCTTGATCATGCCGTCCATACCCTGAGCGCGGATCTTCCCGCCAGGGGCTGCCTCCCACTCGAACCAGGAGCCGCTCTTGTCGATGATCTTGTACGTTGATGCGAGGTCGATCACCGACCGGGTGTTGTCGATCCCGAAGCCGCTTCGCAGGAAGAACTTGGCCTCGTGGTGGACCGAGTCACTGACCTTGCACTTGTCGAGCTTGGCCAGGACTGACGTACCGACGATCGTATCTTCAGACTTGCCCAGGAGGGCATTGAACTGCTTGGCCTTCTCCTTCTGGTAGACCCGGAGGCTCATGCGGACAGCCGAGTAGTACTTCCACGCCTCGCCGCCCTGAGCAGCGGAGTCTGGGCCGTGACCGCTCTTGTCGATCGTCTTGCGAAGCTGAGAGATGCCGATGACCGCCGTGTTGCTCTTGGCGACGATGCTCTTGAACTTCGGGAGGAACTGCGACCACTTCGCGGCGTTGAGGCCGATCCGAGTCTGTGCGCCCTCCTCTTCCACCGAACGGTTGTAGAGGTCTTCGGGAACGCCTGCTCCGACCGAGTCCACGACGATCAGGTCCACACCCTCGCTCGCCATCTGGACCATGATCTTCATGCCCTCCTCCAGCGTGTTCGGCTGCATGAGGAGGAACTTGCTGGTGTCCTGGACAGGCACCCCGAGACGAGCCGCGTAGCGGGGCTCAATCTCGTTCTCCCAGTCGATGTAGACGCAGGTCCCTCCCGCGTTGCAGATCGAGGCTGCCGTCGTGAGGGCGAGGGTCGTCTTGCCTGCACCCGCGTTGCCGTAGAGGTTGAAGATCTTCGCGCGAGGAACGCCTGGGCACGGGGCGACCCCGTACTGGTTGGGACGCCCACCGATCAGGAAGTCGAGAACGATTGAACCCGTCGGGATGTGAGGCAGAGAAGACTTGAGCGTGCTGTCCGACAGCGGAGTGACGTGGTCCTCCTTCAGGATCGTCTTGAGTGCAGCACGAGCCCTCAGAAGCGGGCTGAGGTTCTTGGCTGGCACAGCAGCCTTGGCGGTCTTCTTGGGGGCGGTAGCTTCAGGGACGGGCTTCTTCATCGTGGCCTCATTGGAGATTCAGGTTCAGTGGATACTTGGGACCAACGAAAGAAGCGGTCTGACTCTCGATAGAGGAGTCCCTTCTTGATCGTATGGCCTGCACGCTTCCCTCGTTGGAAGGTGTGGATCAGCAGGAACTGCTTACGCTCTACAGGGCTGAGTGCGGCCTCTTCAATGTTGCCATCGAAGAAGTCCCAGAAGCGGGCTGCCAGCCTTCCAATCAGGTAGGCGTCAGCCTCATTGTGGTTCCATGTCCCGCCGCCCGTGTCATGCCTGGCAGCAGCGACCATGTCCGCCTTGAGCATCTTCCACTTGTCTGGGCGACCGAGAGTCTCTCGGGCGTGTGCCTTCCCCTGTCCTGGGGAGAAGTACACCACGTCCTTCTGCTCAATCCTGAGTGCCTCGTTCGAGTACAGGAACAGCCCGTACATGCCCTCAGAGAACAGGTCATTGAAGACGGGGGACTCGATCCCCACCCTGTCAGGTTTGGTGTCCTGAATCAGTTGGCGGAGAGACTCCCGCATGAACACATATCGGTCCACAAAGGTCATGCTGGCCTTGGTCGCAAACCTCCCACGGCTGACACACCGATCTGCGCCCGTAGCGAGCGAATCGTGTAGCGCCCATCCGAATGCAGAAAGTGACGGGTCAAGCCCCAAAACCATCACTTCTGTCCCCTCCTTTTTGCCCAAGTGGCTTTCAGAGATAGGGATCTCTTACGAATAGTCTCCTCGGATTGGGTGCGTCCAGTTAGTGTCAATCTAATCTTGTCCTTCGTCTCCTCTGTGCGCGGAAGATAGGTGCGATTCCTGTTTGAGTCAGAGATCTTCGCCCTTGCCTCCTCTGTGTGCCGCCACCCTGCCGAAGCCACATTCCGTGCTGCCATATCAGGCCGCTTCTTGCCACGAAGGGAGGATGACAACCTTGTCCTAGTCTCAAGGGTCACAGGGTGCCCCTTCCGCATTTCAGACAGTAGCTGCCGTGTCTTCTCGGATGCCTTCCGGCCACGGAGCTTCAATCTCCCAGACTCAGGGAAGCTCCGGCCCTTCATAGGACCAACAGAATCTTGACTGATATTCAGGCACCCCGTGCGACCAACATGGGCATCCAGAAGTACCTGCTCTGCGGCCAGAAGCAGACCTGCCTCTTCGGGTGAGATCACAGCAAGCACTTCGGGCTCGAACCTGTGGTGGATGGCGTAGACCGCAGCGACATGAGGATTTGGATGGTCCCCCCGTAACAAGGCACGCAAATGTCCCCGCCACCTGACTTTGAAGTTCGTAGTGCGTCCCACATAGTAGTGAGTGTCTGAAAGACGAATGAGGTAGGTTCCACCAGTGATTGAGTCTGCCATCCCTCAGTCAAACATGGGTCTAATCCAATGTCAAAAGGGACCAGAAAGACTGACCCCCGGCCCAGCCTTGTGGGAAGCCGAGTCGGGGGTCAATGGTATGGCCGGGATGTTGAGGGGATGCCCTCTTCTCCCGCCGAGACGGGACCGCTGCAACCCGCAGCGGGAAGTGCTCAGCCGAGGATGTCGTCCAGCATGTTGTCGAACTGCTTGCTGTCCGACGCAGCGACCCCGCCACCGCCACCACCGCCGCCACCGTTGGGGGTGGGGGATCCACCACCGGCCTGACGACCGAGCTTCTCCTTGATCTGCTCGATGGTGAGATCCTGGGCGAGTTCCCCGTGGATCGCTGCGATGCCTTCCTTGGCTGCGTCGATGATCGGAGCCGCCTTGGACGGATCCTTCTCGAAGAGCTTGCGGAAGAGGTTCTCGCGGCACGGCGAGATGGTGATCTTCTGGTACTGCGTGTCGGTGCAGGTCAGCGACAGGTCGTGCTGCCCGAGCGGGAACTCCTTGTGGTTCTGCTCGATGTTCCGGTACTTGTCCGTGCTGATGATCCACGGCATGACCGTGAAGTCACCGCTCTGGAACCGGCCCTTGTCGAGGTTGCCCTTCGAGTCGGTCGGCCACACGCAGATCAGCGTGGCAACCTGCATCTTCGATGCCTGCCCCGCGATCTTCGCGAACTCCGGCCCCTTGTCGATGAAGTAGCCGACACCCGCGAGGTACAGCCGCTTGCAGCCGATGAACTTCGGCGTCGGCGCGTCGAGATTGGGCTTGCCGTCCTCGATCCCCGGCCACCAGACGAAGGAGACGCGGTACTTCTCGCCTTCCTTCGCCTTGAACCGCTTGCTCTTGGCTCCGACCTTGTCGTCGCCTTCACCGTATCCGAACTCCTGGAATCCACTGCTCATGATCTCTCTCCTGTGTTGCGAGGGTAGGTCGTTCTGTTGATGAGAGACGCCCTCACAAGTTGCCTTACACCCAACCGACCTAGAACATGTCTAGTATTTCATCGAGGCTCGTGTCGATTTTGGACACAGCCTCCGGAGGAGGCTGAATGTGGGCTGAAAGCCCGTCGAGGTGAGCGTCAATGTCCGCGTCTGTCTCGGACGATGAGGGCAGTTTCTCTGCAACCACCGGCTCAATCCCATCGAAGATCTCATCCAAGGATGACTTGGTGTTGGTATCGGGCTTGATCTCCTCAATCTCTGCTGGAAGATCGTCCCCCTCAACCTCTTCGGCCTCGTTGTCAGGCTTGGCGAGGATCTCATCCATGAGAGCGTCCACTTGATCGATGGACCCAGACACCCCTGCGGACTCTCTGATCTTCGGTGCCTTGCCCCTCAATCCCCAGCGAGCCCCAAGCCCAATCTCCTCCTGGCAGATTTTGAGTTGGTCACGCAGACGAGAGGCGATGTCCTTCAGGTCGTTGCGCTTCACCTTCACGACCGACAGCACTGCCTCCAAGTCTTCACAGGCAAACTGTAGGATGCTGATCCGCTCCCTGTCAGAGCGAAGCTTCGTGTGGGCAATGGCCTCACGGTCCGTGATGTTGCGACCCGCTCGAACCTCAGGGTCATTCGCCATGAGGTCTTGAACAGCCAACTCAAACTCCGCGAGTGCCCTCCGATGCTCTCGCTTGTACCAGTAGAGGTCTTGCGAGACTTCCAGGAAGACTCTCTCAGTACGAGAGAGCAACGCTCGACACGCCGCCGTCTTCGCGTTGATCCTCTTTGGACCAAGCGCGAGAGGATCGGCGTCAAGCTCCACCTGCATCCCGGCGAGTTCTTGGTAGAACCCCTCGATGCGGGCCGGGTCTACAGAGGGCGCGTCACTCATTCCTTGGCCTTGTCCCCACCGTTCGTTTCGCTGAGAGCCTGGACGAGAAGCTTCGCGTAGTTGCCCTTGATGGCCTGGATGGCATCCGAGCAGTGCTGCTGGCTGATGTTACCACCCGCCATCGCATTTCGGTGGGCCGCGAGGTCTGCCTCACGCGCCAGAAGGCACGAAGCGACGATGGCCTCCTGCATGGTCATCGACCCGAGGCTCTCAGCCTGGTCACTCTCCTCGCCCGTGTGGACGAGGTCGTGCCCGCCGTCCTCCTGAACGGTGTTCCAGGCGGCAGAGAAGCCAACGTAGGTGTCGCCTCGTGTCCCCTTGACTGAACGGGTCGCGACCACCTTCGTGATCCGAAGCCCTGCCTTCACACGCTTGACCATC